TCATCGTGGACCCAAGCGTGAAACTCTACGTCCAGCTCACGGTCCTTGAAGAGACGATCCATTTCGAGCAACCATTGCTTACACACCAAGGCACCTGCAGATTGCAGCAGGGTATTTAGTGCAGCGTGGGGTGATCGAATATGGAGGAGGCGACCATCGAGGCCCTTGAGGAAGCCCTGACGGGTTGCCCTTGAGGTGACCGCTTGGGTCAACTGAGCGATGCCGGGAGTCTTCTCGAAGAAGTTAGCCTTGAGTTGCTTCCCTGCCTTTGGACCCTTGCCAATAATCGAACCAATCTTTCCGTCGCCTGCTCCATATAGAAGCGCGTAGATGAAGGTCTTGGCGTTATCACGGGTAGGGAGACCAGCAGCCTCTTGGTTAACCGTGTGAATGTCCCCGTTGAGGACTACATCGGCGTACTGCCCAGCGTCATAATGAGAGGCAAAATGAGCAAGGCAACGAAGCTCAAGGCCAGAAGCATCACTACCAACCAAGACCCTACCGCTAGGAGCCACAAACAGACTTCTACAACGCTCGCCGAAAGGCGCACGATTGCCCGGCACCTGAGCCATGTTAGGCTGGCTGTGAGTAGCCCTGCCAGTAACAGCACCATTAGTAATGACACGCCCATGGATTATGCCCCCTTTACTTTTCTTAAGCCAAGCCTGAGGGCCATTGGCGAGTTGACCGAGCCGCTTATCCAGCATGAAGTTAAGGGCGAGAAGCTTGGCCTCAGGATACGGAAGATCCTCTAGGATAGTTTCATCGACCTTAGGCTTACCTTGTGGAGTAAACTCGGTGGGCTTCCAGCCGTGGAGGGTCATAAGGCGGTCTGCGATATGGTCACGGCTACTAGGATTGAAGAAGACCTCCTTTACCTTATTGACCCACTCACCCTTGACGTAGCCTCGGGTTTTGTTGTTGGCCTTGGGTAGGAAGGGCGTCTTGATTTCCCATGGAGGGAAAGCTGCTTGGAGGCGCGTGTGAACCTCGGCCTGTTCGGCCATTAGGTCGCGCAACAGTTCTTCGGCGGATCGTTCGTCAAAGCAAAAGCCAGTCCTTTCTTGTCGAGCCATAAGACGGGCGACGGACTGCTCCAAGTCTAACGCAGCTTGTGCGTAGCGTTGTTTCAGGCAGTGCTGGTGTAGGGCTAGGGTGACCTCTGAGTCCTGCTGAGCGTACTCGTACATGTCTTCGTTGAAGTCATCAAAGCCACCATCATAGTCATCCTTCATAACCCCCAAGCGGAGGCCCCACGCTTTCAATGAGTGAGACCCGGCTAGGTTCTTAGGGAGATACTCAGGGTTTCCCTCGATGGCCTTGAAGTCCTGCTCCTTGAGGTGGCTCCAGATCACACGGGTGTTGATCATAGTGTCCACGTCACGGGGGTCTTCGAGGCGATCCCACCAGCCCAACGTCTTTTGAAGGGCTGGCAGGTCGAAGGTGAAGATGTTGTGTCCCACGAGGCTGTCTGCTTCATATAATTTACGGGCCAGTGCCTCACACTCGTGTGGACGAGCAGCGAGACGTTCGCCAGTATCAAGGTTTATCGCGGTAATGATAAAGAGATCATCAGCGCCTTCGAGGCCGTCGAGAAAGCCTCGTGTTTCGATATCAAATATATATGAGTGCATGTTTACCTCGCAGGGTTTATCGCGTTTGGGGGACTATTAAGTCGCGTAGAGAGTGGTCCAGCCATCGTCCTCTAGGTCGGAGAACTCTTCGCACAGGATGTTGTAATCCTGCTGGCTATCCACTAGGTCTTCCTGCAGGTCGAAGATGATCTGTTCATACTCTTGCTGCACCCGTCCATAGTGGTCTTCCAGAGTGTTAATCTCCTCTTCGAGATCGTTGGCGTCGTGGTAGAGTTCCATGATGGCCTCATCAGCCAACCCGAGCTTTTCCCGGAGGTCGTTAATACGGTCGTACATCATGATGTACACGTCGTAGATCATATCTTCGTCACCACTGGTTGCCACTTCGAGGAGGGCCTCTTCGGTCGGTGTGCCTTTTACGTACATTTCATCTTCTCCTTATTTCTCGATCAGGTAATAGCGAGCGTAGGACTGTCCCGTTGCAGGGTTTGTCCGGGGGTGTGTTTGCACTTCAAAGCCAGCCTCACGCAGACGGTGGATAGCCTTAGTGGTCGAGCCGATGTTCAAGTCGAGCATTGCCTCACGGGCAGACACAGAGCCTTGCTTGCGGAGGTACTTCAGAAGGCGGGAGGTTTCGGGGGTCATAGCCATGCTATTCATTCCTTTCTAAAAGTCGTCGTTGAACGGGTCGTCCAGCGCGGTGGTGGTTTGGGTTGGCGTATTACCGGGAATAAACTCAGCGAGCCTTCCGGTCTTAGGATTGTAGGTAAGTTGGCAACCAATTCCGGTCTCGCCCGTGTAGCGGTTCTTGAGGACACGCACCTTGGTAAGATGTCTCTCCGCTGGGTCGTCTGCCTGCTGGTCACGCTCCAGGCCCAGACACATGTCAGACAGTTGAGCGATGGCAGCAGAGCCACGAAGTTGAGCTAGGGACACCATGCCGCCGTTCTCGTGGGCGATCCCATCGGGCCGCTTCAGGTGGCTCACGATGATCATCCCAATGTCGAACCGGGAGACCACAGTGCGAAGCTTGGTCATAAGTACATCGATAAGCTTACGCTCATCACTGGTCTCTAACCCCGAGACCACCATGGAGACGTGATCGAGGACAATGTAGTCGCACCCGTTGGATGCCATGAACTTGATCTTGTCGATGATGTTGTCCACGTCAGACGAACCGAAGTGGTCGTACAACATGAGGCGTCCAGTGCCTGCCGTGGCGTCGAAGGCCTCGCGCTTACTGTCGGGATCCACCTCGAACCCGTGGATATGTAGGGGGAGGTTACAGTGCGTCCCCATGAGGCCTAGGGTGGTACGCTTGACGCTCTCCTCGAGGAATAACCCGCCGACCTTCTTACCCTGTATCAGGAGGTGGTACATGATCTCGCGGGTCATCTGGGACTTACCCATGCCAGACCCTGAGGTGATGGTTAGGAGTTCACCCTTGCGAATACCGTGGGTCATGCCGTTGAGACCTTCCCATGGGTACGGGATAGTCTCGAAGTTTTCGACCTTGTTGACCTCATCCCATAGCTCAGCAGCATCAACGACGCCATCGGGTCGGTAGGGGTGGGCGTCCCATAAGGCTCTCACGAGGTCCGACGACTTACCCTGCACGATACACTCGTTAGGGTCTTTCGCTGGTAGCTCAGCCACGAAGACCTTGCCGGGTTCCAGCAGAGGAGCCACGGTCTGGATACTGTTTCGACCGGGTTCGTCCATGTCGAAAGCCAGTACGATCTTATCGAAGCTCTCAAGCCACGTGAGTTCCTGCTGGATAACCTTGGCGGCACCCTGAGCACCACTTGGGAGGGACACTGAAGGCCACTTACTGCCCATCGCTTGGAACACCGACAGGGCGTCGATCTCGCCCTCGGTTATCACCAACATCTTACCGCCTTCACGGAACAAGTGTTGCCCGTAGAAGCCAGCGTGGTTTGGGTTACCTATGGTAGAGAAGACCTTACCAGCCTTGCGTACCTTCTGTGCGACGACCTCGCCGTCCTTACGGTAGTTGGCCACTTGGGAAGGTTTGTCACCATCCGTACAGAAATAGCCATACTTCCGGCAGGTATCTTCGGTGATCCGACGTGAAGGGAGCGACTTAAACTCACCAGTCAAAAACTCTTTGGTCATAGCGCTCTCCTTCTTTGGTTTGATCGTGGGTTGTTCCTCCTTGCGGGTCTTTCCGCACGAGAAACAGTGGGTTCCGCCGTCAGCGTAGTTCGCTAAAGCGTCGGATGATCCACAATCCTCGCAAGAGGAGTGATATACGAAGTGGTTAACCTCCGCTTCTGACATGCTTTTGGGCCTCCGCTGCTAGTTCGATCAGGGGTTCGTATCCCCCTCGCGTCTCTAGAAACTCGGGGGCTGCGTTGATGGTGGCGTGAGGGTATTCCTTCGCCAGCATTTCGGTCACAGACAGGAAATTTGAGTACGCCAGAGGGTCCAAGGTGTCGGGGTGCTTCCCGTCCCATCCAAGGATGCCAATAGCTACTGAGGTTCGATCCTGTTCTGCAAGGTGTGCGCCGATGGTCTGGTGATCACGTGTTTCCGTGATGCCTGATCGGGTGACGCAGTAGTGAAAACCACACTGTAGATATCCCTTCTTACGAAACCATCGGTCCATGTCAGTCGGGTTATCTGGGGTCAATCTAGCGTGAACAATGATGGAGTTTGTAGACTCTCTCGGCTTGGTCCAGCGCTTGAGGAAAGTTTGGGTTGGCGTATTACCGGGAATAACCTACTCCTCCAGCCACTCCTTAGGCACAGGCTCATCCTTATTGAACTTGGCGTACATGTAGCCGTTCTTATCACACCACATGGCGTAAGTGGTCTTGCTTGCTTTGGAGATGCGTGTGTTGGGGTTGTTGAATATGAAGCGGATTTCCACCTCGGGGTTTGAGGCACGGATATGTAGATGCTTCTGGCGGTCTTCCGTCTTGAAGCGTCCTTTAGATTCAATGACGATCCGTTCTCCGGATTTCGTGGTTATGATGAAATCAGGTGTGTAGGT